GGTATGCACCCAAACTAAAGAATGGACAGATGTTGTGTATTCCATTGAGTGATGATCCCAAGCCGGACTGTGTGTACTTTGTCAAAGACATCAGTCGTAACTGCGAGATTGTGGACTATGACAAGGCCTGGTAATGAGCGATAAACTAAACATTGCCAATGAGATGAGACAGTTTGATCGTAAGAACCGAGACTTTTACAATGAGCTTTCAGATGAAGAACGCAAGAAATTTTCAAACTTTTTAATGTTGCGATGGGGCAGTGCAGTAGAAGGTTCAAGAGAACTGCAGGAGTTTTATGTTATTGCACTTAACGAACGCTTTAACAAGCATTTCTTTACACTAAGCCGGCACCCTGGTCTGCAATGGCTGTGTGCCACAACAGTGAGTCCTGACATGGGAACACCACGTCATATCTGGATTGCTCCTAAGAAAAAAGAACCTGGTGCCAGTGGCATACGAAAACAACTGGCAGAACTGTATCCGCATTTAAAAGATGATGACATTGCAGTGCTGGCATCCATCACTACCAAAAAAGAAATTGATGAGCATTTAAAGTTATCAGGTCAAGACACTAAAAAATGACCTACACCTGTCAGTATTGTCGGAAAGACTTTGTCAAGGAAACAAGCCTGACGGTGCATAGCTGTGAGCCACGCAGACGTAGACAAGAAAGGTCAGAGCGCGGTGTAGAACTGGGCTTTCAAGCCTACATTAAGTTTTATGAAATGACACAGGGCAGTGCCAAACTAAAGTCATTTGATGACTTTGCTGATTCTCCCTACTACAAGGCATTTGTAAAATTTGGTCGATACTGTGTGGCCATACGTGCTATCAATCCTGCACGTTTTATGGAATGGGTTCTCAAACAAAACAAAAAAATTGATCACTGGTGTCGTGATGCTGTATACACAGAATACCTGATATACTATGTGCAAGTAGAAAACATCAATGATGCATTGGCTCGAGCGATGGAGTACGGTATTGACTGGGCAGAGAAAACAGGCAACCCTGCTCAAGATTGTTTGCGTTATGGCGGTACCAATGCCACTGTGTATGCAGTTACAACAGGCCGCATTAGTCCTTGGGTAATTTACAACTCAGAGTCTGGACAAAAGTTTTTAAGTACATTAGACGCTGGGCAGATTGCCATGGTATGGCCTTATATTGACAGTGACGTATGGCAGAAAAAGTTTACGGATTACACCGCAGACCAAGAGTATGCCAAAGAAATATTAACGCAGGCAGGTTGGTAATGAGCGCAGATATTGACATTGACTTTGCAGATCGCAATCAACTGCTTGAATTAATTTGGCATACACCTGCACGGCAAACGGTACAAGGTCAAGTACGTCGTCACAACTCTGGTGTGTATGTGACAGACATTCCACAAGATCCTGTGCATCGTTGTGCGGCCATAGATTATGAACAGGCAGAACAGTTGGGGTATTTTAAAATTGACTTGTTAAACATGAGTGTTTATCAGTTGGTTACCAGTCCAGAGCACTATGCCATGGCAGTCACCACAGAACCTGCATGGAGCAGATTATGGCAAGAACCAGAATGGGCTCAGCAGTTGGCACACGTGGGTAACTACACTGATTTATTAAAAGAAATGCAGCCAGATAGTATTCCAAGAATGGCAGCATTTATCAGTATCATTCGTCCTGGCAAAGCACACTTGCAACGACAACCCTGGGACGTGGTATTCGACTCTGTATGGGATGGTGACGAAAGTCGAGGCTACACATTTAAAAAGAGCCACGCAATCAGTTACGCAGCCTTGGTAGCATTACACATGAACCTGCTCAGTCCATCCGTCGCACAAGCGTAATGCTTTTGCGTTTGCCTTTTTTCAGTGCAATATCAGCAAGGCTACACACCGGGCCATGCAGTATTTCCAAATCTTTATTGGCAAATGTACGTAGACAAGGTCGAAATACGTCCCAGTCTTTCTTCAGGAAGATGTTGATGGGAATACTTCTATTGCTTTCCCACCACCAAGCATTGGCCAACTCTAGAAATCTTTGTTTCAGCACAGGGTCGTGTATGCTGCCAAAGTCGTATATGGTGGTAACTGACACGTCTTGATTCTGCACAATACCCACGTACTCCGTGGAAGCATATACACACAGTGTAATAAAGGGGTATTGTTCGCTGAGTTTAGTAAAGATATCATTGGCCATCGGTGGTATTTATACCGTGCATTTTTGGCTAAATTTAAAGGTTATCTTTTGTCGCTAAATACATCCATATGTATTCAACCACTGCTTACCTTTACCAACAAGTAACTCGAGTTATTGTAGTCGACACCAGTGGTGCTTATTTCAATTTGAGGTACAATCCTGTGTATGCTAAAAAACTAACAATTAACAAAGGTGTTGACAATGTGATCTTGTTTGAGTTCATCAATCAAGACGAAAAGCCGGTGAATATCACAGGCAGCACACTGACATTTAGAATGGTTAGCCAGAATGGCGATGCGTTATTGGTTCAAAAAGAAATGGTTGTTATCAATGCACAGTATGGTCGTGCCAAAGTAACACTGACCACAGCAGAACTTGATACTGTGTTGGCACAGCCCGCTGCCTACAGTATCATGCGAGCCAGTGGCAATCTGATAGAAGCAGTGTACACAGATGCACAATCGGGTGCTCGTGCCCCACTTGATGTGGTAGACAGTGTGTATCCTCAGTACGTGCCCAGTGCTAATTTGACAATTCCCACTACAGAAATCACAGCTCAGGTCAGTTATGGCGGGTCCAGCAGTAGTGTATATCCAGATTGGGCACTAAATGCTGGCAGCGCAATCAACAACTACAGTCCTTACCAACCAACTGAATTTTACAGCAGTTTCATAGAACCAGTGGGTGCGGTAACCACAATACAGATGGACTTGCTTGGCTACACAGGTACAATCAAGGCCCAGGCCGCAGAAAACTATCAAAGTATCTGGTACAATGTTACAGAATCCACACAGTACTATAACAGAACTGAAACCATTTACATGAATGTGATTGGATGGCATCCGTTATTGCGTCTGTGTTTCAACAACAGCATATACACCACCGGTACAAACGGTCAAGCAATGGGCAACCCAGGTCAAGCAACTGCCACAGTGGCCAATGGCATTGTCACAGGAGTCACTGTTTCTAACCCAGGTTTTGGTTATTTGGCTCCGCCCTTGATTGAGTTTGTAGGCGAAGGCGCAGGTGCTGTGGCCACTGCCAGTATATCAGGCAGTTCAATCAGTGGCATTACATTGATATCCGGTGGCGCTGGATATCGTCCTGTTCCTCCTACCATGCAGTCAGTGCAGGTACTTGTTTCCACCGGCCGTGTGGTAAACTTGAAGTACCGGTAAGCCAAAACAAGTTGCGTTGTTCTACAAAACGTGTTACAATAGTAGCATGATTGACGTGTTGGCATTTTTACCAGGCAAAAGAAAACAGTCCGGTTCTGGATGGATTTCTTTTAACGCACCCTGTTGTGTACACAACGGCAACACACCAGATCGTCGTGGACGTGGTGGTATCAAACTGTCAGACCAAGGCTGGAGTTATCACTGCTTTAACTGCGGATACAAAACAAGTTTTATTCTTGGGCGCAATATCGGATTCAAAGCACGACGCCTGCTGGAATGGATTGGTGTTCCTGAGAACGATATCAATCAAATCAATCTTGAAAGCATGCGCCATCGTAGTATGGAAGGCATGATTGAAGACCGTCAGCGTGTGTGGAACAACACAGCACCCATTGAGTTTACGGAAACAGATTTGCCTGAATTTACAGATTTTGTAACACCAGCAACGCCTGATCAATGGGCATATCTGCGTGGCAGGCAGGTGCCGGAAGACTATCCCATCATGGTATCTGCCACAACACGAGCAGGTGTCGTTGTTCCGTTTACGTACAACAATCAAGTTGTAGGTAGTACAATAAGATTTTTAGACGATCGCAATCCACGCTACATTAACGACATGCAAAAGGGCTATGTGTTTGGCATAGACCTACAGCAAGCAGGTTGGCAACATGTGATTGTTACAGAAGGTATCTTTGACGCACTCAGCATCAGTGGACTGGCTGTGATGCACAACGAAATAAGTGATGATCAAGCAAGACTAATACGTAGTTTAGGACGCAATGTTGTTGTGGTTCCAGATCAAGATACTGCAGGTGTAGAATTAATTGATCGTGCTGTGGAACTGGGATGGAGTGTTAGTATTCCGGACTGGCCATCGGGTGTCAAAGATATCAACGATGCTGTGAAACTCTGGGGCAAGTTAACAACACTGCTAACTATAATGCAATCGAGTGAGAGCAGTAAAATTAAAATAGAACTAAGGAAGAAACAACTTGTTAAAAGATTACGGACTTGAAGTCCAACGATTATTCTTAGAAATGATGTTAGAAGACGCCAGCAGTTATGTGCGTGTTCAAAACATTTATAATCCACAAAACTTTGACAAGAGTTTGCGTCCGGCAGCCGAGTTCATTAAAGAGCACACGGACAAGCATAAAACTATGCCTGACAAGATGCAGATTAGTGCAACTACCGGAATAAAACTACAACCAGTGCCGGATTTGAACGAAGGGCACTTTGATTGGTTCATGACTGAGTTTGAAGGCTTTACCAAGCGTCAAGAGCTTGAACGTGCTATTCTTAAAAGTGCAGACTTACTAGAGAAGGGCGAGTTTGAACCAGTTGAGAAACTGATCAAAGATGCAGTACAGATCTCTCTTACAAAAGATATGGGCACAGATTACTTTGCTGATCCTGCAAGTCGTATTAACCGATACTTTAACTCAGGTGGGCAGGTTTCTACCGGCTGGCCACAACTGGATAGATTGTTGTATGGTGGATTCAGTCGTGGCGAACTCAACATCTTTGCAGGCGGATCTGGATCCGGCAAGTCGCTTGTGATGATGAACATTGCACTAAACTGGCTACAACAAGGACTCAGCGGTGTTTACATTACACTAGAACTTAGTGAAGAACTTACGTCATTGCGTACAGATGCCATGTTGACCAACATGTCAACAAAAGATATCCGCAAAGACATTGACACAACAGAACTTAAAGTTAAACTGGTTGCCAAGAAGTCTGGGCAGTATCGTGTTAAGGCATTGCCGGCACAGAGCAACATCAATGACATCCGCAGTTATGTCAAAGAAGTGCAGATCCAAACAGGGATTAAAGTAGACTTCCTGATGATTGACTATTTAGACTTGTTGATGCCAGTGAGTGCCAAAGTCAGTCCCAATGACTTGTTTGTGAAAGACAAGTATGTGAGTGAAGAACTGCGTAACTTAGCCAAAGAACTGGGTGTGTTGATGGTCACTGCATCGCAGTTGAATCGTAGTGCTGTGGAAGAAATTGAATTTGACCACAGCCATATTTCAGGTGGTATCAGTAAAATTAACACAGCAGACAATGTGTTTGGTATCTTTACTAGTCGTGCTATGAAAGAACGTGGCAAGTATCAGATACAGTGTATGAAATCTCGAAGCTCGACCGGCGTTGGTCAAAAAATTGATTTGGAGTATAACATTGAAACTATGCGCATTACTGATGAAGGCGGGGACGAAGGAACCGGGTACAACCGTCCCCAAAGTTCACTTATGGACTCAATCAAAGCAAAAAGTCAACTCAAGCCTGCTGATCCCGACTCACCGGGCAGTACATCTACAAAATGGGAAAAACCAACAGGCACACACGCCTGGGATTATCAATCTGGTGGCAAAGAATTAACGCCCGATGCGGCAGAAAAAATCACAGCAGATGTTCAAAGTACCAAGCTCAAACAACTACTGGGGCAAATTAAACAATCATAGTCTGACCTTATATCAAATAAATAACACAAAGGGTTCGGGACTAAAATGCAGAAGAAAACTCGTAGTTTATTAGAAGAATTAGACAGCATGTATGTGGAGCGTGACTCCCGCTATGTTATCGAAAATCGTGCTGGCAACATCATTGCCAGTGCTATACGCTTGCTAGAGCAGATTGACTCCAGTTACGAGCCCGAGGCAGCTAAGAATTTGCAACGCAAGTTGATCAATGCTATCAACCTACGAGATCCGGGCAAATTTACAAGAACTGTGAGAAAAACTGATGCAAATTCATGAGTTAAATCGTCCACGTCGCACTGACGAAGGCGTTCTAGGTGCAATAGGTACAGCACTGGGCCAAGCTGTGTCTCCTGGAGCAGGAACAACGCAAGACTTCAGGGCATCAAGTGCAGGTATCCTTGATCCTGTAAAAAAATTAGCCGCTGTAAAGGCAAATTCAGCAATGGTTGGTCAAGCAGCAAAGTATGCTGATGCATGGTTAACAGATAAAAGATCACAAGTGTCGGCAGCTCCCGCACCTGCCCCTGCGCCCGCACCTGCCCCTGCGCCCGCACCTGCCCCTGCGGCCGGTAAATTAACTCCGGCACAACAAAATGCACTAAAAGACAAATTGAAAGGGCAACGAGGCGCTGGCAAAACAACTGCCACCCAGACCGGCCCGGGATTCAAAGACTATGTTGGCGGAAGTCAAAACAAGTTAATTACCAATCCAGATGGTAGTACTTCAATGAAGAAACTACAGCGTGAATCAACCTATTATAATTTTGATCACATCTTAGAAAGCATTATTAACATCAACGAAAAAGCCGCAGTGGCCAATCAGCCTGTTGCCAAACCCGCACCTGCCACTGTCAATGCTCAGGGATTCAATTACGACAACGTAATGAAGATGCCGGGCATGGAAAAATATGCCACACCTGCCGGACAAGCACAGCCACCTGCAGGTCAGCCAAAGCCTGGACAGCCACCTGTTGCACAGCCACCTGCAGGTCAACCAAAACCAGGGCAACCACCTGTTGCACAGCCACCTGCAGGTCAGCCAAAGCCTGGACAGCCACCTGTTGCACAGCCACCTGCAGGGCAACCAACGCCAGGGCAACCACCTGCTGGACAAGCACAACCACCTGCTGATGCAGGTGCCGGAGCAATGGGTGCTATGGCAGGACAACTAGCCAAAGGTGGAGCAGCAGGACCAAACACAATGGCTAATGCTCCAGTAAGCAAAACAAATACGGCCAAGCCTGGAAATCCAAATGCCGGACAAGCACAACCACCTGCTGATTCCGAATATATTAAAAACTTCTTAGAGTTTGCCAATGAAAAAGTTGCCATGCGCGATTCGGCCACGTACAAAATGCTTGGATTAAAAGACGCCGAAGGCGTGACTGAATTAAAACCAGAGCTAGATACAGCCAAGCAAGCAGTTAAAGATGCCCAGGGCAATCCTGCAAAAACTAAAGAGGCAGTTAAAAATTATATTTTAACTGCCCTGGCCGCACTACAACTGGTGACATCACAAAATACTGTGAAGGCTGCATCGCCCGAAGCTCCTGCATATGGACAGCAACCGGCAGCGGCTGGACAACCTGGAGCAGCCGCTGGACCAGCAGCCGCTGGCACTGCCACAGGCCAACTGACAGGATCCGGTGCAGTAGCATTGCTGAACAAAGCTGGCCTGGGCGCCAAAGTATTGACTCTGGCAGGAGAAGCAATTCAAAAGCAAACCGGCAACAAACAACTATCTACCTCAGGTGATTCAGTTATTGACACCATGCTACAAGGTATGGGGTACACAGTATCATGATATTAAAAGAAGGCGGCAATGTTTTTAAAGACGCATCAGGCCGTATACTAACACAGCGCATTAACCAAGCAGACGTTGCTCCCACACTCGCCTGGCTTGACCAAATGTTACCGGGCCTGGATCTACAAGACAATACATTAGGCTCCACAGGTAGAAAACCCACGTCGGGCGATTTGGATCTGGCAGTGGATGCCAATCAAGTCAGCAAAGAACAGTTGGTTACACGGCTGACACAATGGTGTCAAAGCCATGGTTTCAAACCAGAAGACTACATTAAAAAGTCCGGCATTTCTGTACACTTTAAAACGCCCATCACTGGTAACCCCAATTCAGGTTATGTGCAAACAGACTTTATGTTCTTGACTAATTTACCTTTTTCTAAATTTGTACTAAGTGCGCCTGCAGACAGTGCGTATCGTGGGCAAGACCGTAATGTGTTGATGAACAGCATTGCCAAAAGCATGGGTTACAAACTAAATCAAAATGCCGGCATTGCCGACCGTGCCACCAACAAGGTTATCAGTGATGACCCGGATAAGATTGCTCGACTGTTGTTGAATAAACAAGCAACTCGAGCAGACTTGAACAGTGTAGAAACCATTGTGGCCGCACTGGAAAATGATCCCAAGCGTGATGCCAAGCTGGCAGATGCACGTGAACACTTTGCCAAGATTGGCGTGCCTTTCATGGAAAGTGAAGAACCCTTATACAAAGAATATAACGAAGTGAACTTTTTGGCTCGACTGCGTGATCGTATTGTGAATCAAGGCATGGCAGTGATTGTGGAAGGTGCCAAGGATGCACGTATTGAACACCTGGAAGATCTAGTGTTTGAAAAAGGCACACGTGGTATTCGTGACGCAGTTGAAATCATGCGTCACGCTGCCGAAGACACACGCGGCACTACCACAGTCAAGTGGGATGGCAAGCCTGCTATCATATTTGGCCGTAAGCCAGATGGCACGTTTGTGCTCACAGACAAAAGTGGATTTGGTGCCAAAGGATATGACGGCTTGGCCACATCTCCGGATCATATTGCTAGAATGATGGCCATGCGGTCGGGAGATCGTACAGAGTTAATTGGGCTTTATCAAAAGTTGTTTCCATTGTTACGTGCTGCCACCCCAGACAACATGCGTGGGTTTGTACAGGGCGATTTACTGTACACCAACACGCCTCCTGAAGAGGCTGGTGCTTATGTGTTCCAGCCAAACTTTGTTGAATACAAGATACCTGCCAGCAGTAAGTTGGGGCAACGCATTGGCCGCAGTGAAGTGGGCGTGGCTGTACACACACGTTATCGTGATGTTGACGCCGCCCCTGAAGCAATCAAGCAGGTCACACTGAACGAAGTTCCTGGCCTGTTGTTGATTGAGCCCAGTGTCAAAGACATTCGTAATGTTGAATTAAATGCCGGGCTGGTCAAACAGCTGAGTCAAATTATATCTACACAAGGCACTGCTATTGACAGTTTGTTTAATCCTGCTGATCTACGTGCTGCCGGCATCACTGATTTGCCACAGTTGTGCAAACGCTACATCAATTCTAGAATCACCAGCAAC